TTGCTGCGTTCCCAGACTTCATCGCCTTTGAACAAAAGTTCAGTAAGAGTGTTGCAAAGTTTGAGGCTGAACTGACGCTGACTGATTTAGGTTTCTTGGCTTGGCATTCTGAGCATCGCACGAAACATACTGGTTTAGATTTTGATTCGTGGATTAATGAGATTGAGGCTTTGGAGTTGGGTAACCAGGCTGATGCCGTGATCGTCCCTTTGGAGATCAGTCAGCCCATTGGATGATCGCTTACCTGTCTGTTGAGACAGGTATCGCACCTTCGGTGTTGCTGGCAGAAGACCCTCGAATGTTGTTTACGATGTTTGCTTATTTGCGTTGGAGAGCAATTCATCTAGGCAAGTAGTCTGTTGCTATGGCAGTTTTTGGTAGAGCAGGTGAAGTCAGCATTACTGGTGGCAATGATGCAATTCAGATTGTTGGTATTGCCAAGTTTTTGCGTGATGCTTCAAAAGCAAATCAAAAGTTTGATGCTGAAGCTCGCATTGCTGCTGGAAAAGTTGCCGAAAACCTTTTAGTTAAGATCAGGGCTGAAGCAAGTTCGGTAACTCGTAACCGTCAGGCTACTGAAGTTATGAATGGAATGAAGGTCGGTAAAGATCGAATCCCTAAACTTTACTTGGCTAATAGGTCTAGTTTTGTTTCTGTATCTAATCCCAATAGGAAGCGTAAACGCAAGGTAACGCGAGGCGATGTGTTCTTCGGTGCTGAGTTTGGTGGTGGCAAGTTTGGTAAGGGGATGAAGACTTCTGCTGGGGCTAGGTCGGTAAATAAAAAGGGTGAGTCTCGTGATGGGTATCGCAAAGGGGGTGGGCATACGAGCCAGTTCTTGCGTCATCGTGGGCGTTCTGGTTATTTCTTTTGGCCTACTGTGCGTAAGGAAAAAGAGAACATTGCTAAAGAATATTTGGACGCTATTCAAAAGGTGCTGAATACCTTGAAAGAAAGTGCTTGACTTTGGTCTAGTTTCCTGTACCCTTCTAGGAGGAGGGGTTATGGCAGTTCTGTTTAAGAATGTGAAATCTATTTATCCGAAGCTTTTGGCTTCGTCGTGGGATGACTTGAAGGAGTTGTTGTCGTTCCATGAGGAGAACCCTGTGAAGCAGGCTGGGTCGTTGTGGTCACCTGTTGAGTATGACGCTGGCACTACCAGAGGGAACCGTAACGTTCGCTTTGTTGAAGCCCTTGTGGTGGACATGGATAGTGAAGCGTTTGACAATGCTCGACTAGATGGTTTGGAATGGTTTGCCTATTCCACCTATTCGCATCGGTTGGATGATCCTCACTATCACCTGGTTCTGCCGTTAGCGGATAAGGTGCCTGCGTCGTTGTGGCGGGTGGTGTGGGCTGAGCTGCATGAGCGTATCGGTTTGGTTGGTGACCCTCAGACTAAAGACCCTGCACGAATTTTCTTTCTGCCACAGCATGCACCGGATCAGCCGTTTGAGTTCCACGAAGGTCACGGTTCATTGCTTGATTCATCCTTCACACTTGATGTTCAGGTTGCTTCTAATCCTGTAGCACCACGCGCAAAGCAAGCACGTCAGCCACGTCAACGTCGCGCTGGTGCAGAGGTGTTGGATGAGGCTTGGTGGAATTCTCCTGTAGATATTTCTCGTTGGGATGGCCTCACAGGTAAAGACCTTTATAGTGCAATGCTTGATGAGTTTGTTGCCTTGCGAAATGGGATGTCGGTTATTGAGTAGAATCAGCGCATGGCTGGTGAGCGCACGTTCGTTGTTAAATTCATTTCCGACGTTGCTGGTGCTGTTAAAGGCATCAAAAAGGTTGGTGGTGAATTAGGTGATTTAGGTAAAAAACTTGGGATAAGTTTGCCTTCCTTTAAGCAGGTTGCTATTGCTAGTGCTGCTGCCACAGGTGCTATCACAGCAGGTCTATATAAGGCAACTCAAGCAGCAGCCGAAGACCAAAAATCGCAAGCCCTTTTAGCGGATCAGTTAATCAAAACAACTGGTGCTACAACATCTCAGATTCGCCAGGTTGAAGATTATATTGATGTCACTCAACGGGCTACCGGTGTTGCCGATGACCAGTTAAGACCTGCTATCGCTACGTTGACACGTGCGACTGGTGATTCGACTAAGGCTCAAGAGCTTCTTGGTTTGGCTTTGGATATTTCTGCTGGTTCAGGTAAAGACCTTGAAACCGTCACAATGGCTCTGTCTAAAGGAGTCAACGGAAACGTCGGTGCATTCACAAAACTTGGTATTCCACTTGATGAAAATATTGTAAAAACTAAAGATTTTGCTGCAGCTCAAGCAGTTCTGAGCAAGCAATTTGGTGGTGCTTCAGCTGTTGCTGCTGGAACTTTTTCAGGTCAAATGAAACGATTGGGAATCATTGTTGGTGAAGCAGTTGAGTCTATTGGTTACGCAATTTTGAATAGTGACAGATTCAAAGAAGTAATGAAGAACTTGCCTATTGCTGTTCAGGCATCAATAGATGCTTTTGGAACTAATGGCCTATCTGGTGCATTAAGTGCTTTTGCAGACAATATGGGTTATACCGGTGCGCAAGTAAAACTTAAATTGCTTGAAATGAAAGCAAACTTTTACGATTTTGTAAACGGCGTAAACCAAGCACTTGCTTTAGTGAGCTTGCCAATCAACCTTCTTTTTGGCACTATCAACTCAATCGCTGGTACTGAACTGAAAATATCTACACCAGCAGAAACCAAGAAACAATTAGATGATGCTAATGCTGCACTTGAAAAACAAAAAATTGTTGTTGGCGATTTAGGAAAAATCTATTATGAAACAAATCGTCAAACAAGAGCTAACTCTGCTGAATCATCTCGATATACCGATATTGCTAGATCGCTTGGTAAGACAATAAAGGAAACAAATTACACACCACCAGGATTAGGAGGTGCAACTAAAGCTTTGAAAACCGCTACCGAAAAGTTGAAGGAATATGGTGATGCTTTGAAGTCTTCTACTTCTGCACAGAAGTCGTTTGCTGATGCTCAGAAGGGTACGGCTAGTGCTACGAAGTCGAAGGCTGATGCGGATATGGCTGTGGCTAAAGCGCAGGCAAGGTTGGATCAGGTGTCGCAGGGGTTTGGTGTTGGTTCGCCGGAGGCTTTGGCTGCGCAGACGGAGTTGGCTAAGGCTCAGCGTGGTCAGGAGCGGGCGACGTTTGCGGTTGAGGAGGCGATTTATTCGGTTGCTGATGCTGAGATGAATTTGCGTAAGGTTCGCCAGGATCCTGAGTCTTCTCCTATGGATGTTCGTCGAGCAGAGTTGGCGTTGGCTGAGGCGAAGTTGAGTGTGTCTGATGCGACTGATTCTCAGATTGCTTCTACGGTTGAGTTGAATGATAAGCAAACGATGTTGAATGAAACTGTGTTTGGTGCGACGATTGGTTCGCTGATTTATGATGATGCTTTGCAGTCTGTGAATGATGCGAAGGAACGTCAGTTCGCTGCTGCTGAGGCGTTGGCAGATGCGATTGATAAGGAGCGTGAGGCACAGCAGAAGTTGAATGAAACGATTCAGGCCACGATTGATTTGATGGCTAAGTATCCGAAGGTTTTGGGTGGGATGCCTAATCCGATGGGTGGGGTTGCTGGTCAGCCTGCAGCTACAACTACCGCATTTAACACTCGTTCTGGGGATACGTATGCGATCAATATCAATGCTGCGATAGCTGATGCTGGGGTTCCTGATTTGGTGGTTAAAGCCTTGCAGACCTATAACAAGACGGTTGGCAAAATCCCAGTAAGCGTCAGGTAGTCATGGCTGTTGTTGTCCCTAACTGCGGTACTTATATGGTGGAGATGGATTATGGTTCGACAACGAATGCGTTTCGTTTGGACGATGCTGTTGCTGGTGTGCTGAACTCGACAACTTATGTTCTTGACGGTACACCGCTATATGTAGATGTGACCACATATGTTAAAAGTGTTTCTATTAATCGTGGACGGCAGAACAGATATCGTGATGCCACAGGTCAGCCAGGATCAGCAACGATTATTTTGGAGGATCGTGACTTTTATTTTTCTTTAGTCAATACTGGTTCCCCTTACTACAACGCAACACAGGCACGTCTGGGATTTGAATTGAACTCAAACGTGCGGATCAGCCGAAACGGAACCTACCTTTTCACTGGCATCATCAGCCAATACAACCAGTCCATTGAGAAACCTAACCGCTCATTGGTAACCATTAGTTGCTCAGACAAACTATTCGGTTTGAATAATGTTAAAACTCCTGCGTTCACACCAGTTGTTGAATATGCTGGGTCAAGAATCAACAAAGTTCTAACCAATGCAGGTTTGTTTTCTGGTGCCACAGATCGTGACATCGTTACAGGTGTAGCCAAACTTGGCACCGCAGCAGTAGATGAATCAGCATCAGTCCTCGAATACTTACAACGTGTAAACAACTCTGAACAGGGACGCATCTTCATCAAAGCCAATGGCGCGTTCGCCTTTGACCAGCGTTTAACAGGAGAGTTCCAAGCTATTGATGCCACGCTTGCCGATACTGGTGGTACCGCTATACCATTCACCGAATTTGATATCGTAAGCAACTGACATGGCTGGGCCACTTTACTCATACAGCGTCAAAGAACTAGCCGGAGCAGGCAACCTTGCTGACTCTGTTGCAGCACCATCAGTTCAACGCCCCAACGAATTTCTTCCAACGAACCCGTCAGTAGTTAACACAGTTAACGTCGGTATTGCCCCAGCAGCACCAACCGTAGGCACACTTAACACCACCATCCAATACGCCCAATCCATCGCAGCCGATTCAGTAAACCAATTTGGAACCCAATCCACCCCAGTCGTAGTTACTCTTCTAGAAACCTTGGATGACGCTGGAGATTTGGCTTCATATCTAATTCAGCCAGTACCAAAGTTTTGGTTTGGCAATATCCGAATTATCATGAACGGGTTGACTGATGCGCAACGAACCACGATCACGAACCTAGATATTGGTTCACAGATTTCGGTAACGAAAACATTCCCTAAGTCCACTCCGTCTACGGTGACACAGTTGATGGCGTTGGAAGGTATCAGCCATGACATCAGCCCAGACCGGCATATCGTCACCTTGTATACGAACCCAGCTCGAATCTACACATACTTTATTTTGGATACCGATGTGTTAAATAATGATGCTAAGGGTTTGGGCTAGAGTAGAGGCACTATGGCGATTCAGACGTGGACTACTGGCCAGACGCTTCTGGCTTCACAATTAACAGCCTTAAACGGTAACGACTATAACTGGACGGTTAACGCTCAGACGGCTTCGTATGTGCTTGTGGCTGCTGATGCGGGCAAACATGTAACGATGACGAATGCTGGAGCAACCACTATCACGGTGAATACTTCGTTGTTTACGGCTGGTGACACGCTTCGAATCACGAACCTTGGTGCTGGTACTTGCACGATTACAGCTGGAACTGCAACGGTTTCTAGTGCTGGTGCGCTTGCGCTCACACAATACGCTTCAGGTATTTTGTGGTTCCAAGCTGCAGGTGTCGCCTACTTTTTCCCTGACGCTAAAACTTCAAGTGCTGCACTTGTTTATATAACTGGTGCATCGTTTAGTGCGGTGGCATCTGTGAGTTTGCCGAACAGCACGTTTAGCGCAACCTATAAAAACTACCTAATCAACTACACGGTGACTGCTGCTTCAACCGATTCAACGGTCATTAACGCTCGACTACGCGCTGCTGGAACTGATGCAACAGGTGCGTCATACAGTAACGCTGGAGTCACATATATAATCGGTGGATCAACGATTGGAGCAGCAAACATCCTTAGCGGTACATCTTGGCAGTTCACACAGTTCAACTCATTAGACCGAAACAAAGTTCAACTGCAGGTGCTATCGCCACAACTTGCTGTTGACACTCATTTCCTTTGGGATACTTATGGTCGTGTTGGTGGTGCTCAAGGTGGCGGTCATGGCAACGGCGAGTTTCGTGCAACAACACAATTTGACAGTCTGACCTTGTTCCCCTCTGCCGGAACTATCACGGGAAGTTATCAG